ATAAGCCCGCTATCCCGTTGCTTTGCCAATATAGCGTCAGTGGCTCTTTTGACAGAGGCCGATAATTCCGATGTATCATATCTTGACTCGTAATCCAATACGTATCTCCTTGCGGAATCCGGATCATACCCCGTGTTATCCTCGTTAGGATACATGGACGTGAATCCGCTGAAATCATCAGAAAGATTAGCTCCGTATTCCTCGGCAAGCCTATCCATTTCTGATTGCTGCTCTTCCCAAGACCTACCGTTCTCACGTATCTCATTCCTTCTCCCGATATACTCGTCAAGCAGGGATTTATATGTTTCCGAGTTTTGTGACAACGCTCGTTTAACGGCCATTTCCCTGTTACGCTCAATACCATGCTTGGTTATAAGGTAATCCCTTATCTCATCAATGGTGGATCCCATCTTTTCCAATCGTGACATCGCTTTTAAGATAGGCTCGAAAGCCGCTTTCCTATAAGCGTTGAACTCCGCTTCATTAACGGAGGAAAGGGCATTCTCGGCCATATAAGCGTTCTCATAATCCAATATACGACTTCTCGTTGCCTTTGCCACGGCATCCTGCAATGTTTTAAGCCCTAGCATAGAATCCTGAAACGCCTCCTGAA